ATGGCGTCGATAACCAAGCATGGGAAAAAGTGGCGGGCACAAATTGCCCGATCTGGCACCCGAAAGTCAAAGGTTTTCCCAGCAAAACAAGAGGCTAAAGACTGGGCTGCGAATGAAGAATCACGCCTAAAGGATGAGCGATCAACCTCGTGTCGTTTGCCTTTTGGCGATGTGATGCGGCGTTATGGGTTAGAGGTCAGCCCAACAAAACGCGGGCATCTATGGGAAGTGGCCCGGATTGAGAAATGGCGCGTTGATCCACTTGGCAAAATTCGCATGTGCGATTTGTCCGCCGATGACTTGGCCGATTGGCGCGACAAGCGTTTGCGTCAGGTTGCACCAGGCACGGTGCGCCGTGAGCGCAATTTGATGTCAGCGATTCTCACGCAAGCGCGCCGCGAATGGCGTTATATCGATGCCAACCCAATGGCCGATGTCTCAGCCCCGAAAGAGCCGCCGCCGCGCGATCGTCTGGTTTCTGATGACGAACTGGAAAAGCTGGTTTTTGTTGCAGGAGGTGATCTGAGCACAAAGCGTGCGCGGGCCATTCACGCGTTTCGGTTTGCTTTGGAAACGGGGATGCGAGCTGGAGAGATATTGAGCCTTCACGCTGATGCGTTGGACCTCGATCAGCGGGTTGCGTATCTGTCGCGGACAAAGAACGGTGACAGTCGAGATGTTCCGCTGTCGACTGAAGCAGTCCTGTTGATCGGGGCGTTGCCCAATCAGGAGCGGTTGTTTGATATGTCGAGTGCCGATTTGGATGCTGCCTGGCGGCGAATTCGCGATAGGGCGGGTATTGACGGGCTGACGTTCCATGACTCCAGACATTCAGCGGTAACCAAATTGTCCAGAAAGCTTGACGTCCTGGCACTGGCCCGAATGATCGGGCACCGCGATATCAAGCAGCTCATGGTCTATTACAACGCCCCAGCCAATGAGCTAGCCAAGCTGCTGGATTAGGTACGGTCTTTTTCCTTTACCCGTCTTGAAGAGCCTGACCCTTTGGCCATAAATCGATCCTCCTGCACCCAGCGGTTAATGGTGTTTCTATTGACTTTGAACTTGTCTGCAGCATCGTTTACCGAAAGCCATTCAGCGTCTTGAAGGATGGGCCTAACGGCTTCGGTTAGGGCCTCGATCTGTTCGCGCATTAGTCGCATTTCTTCGGCTACGGCCAAGGGTACGACCATCATGGGTTCTGAAATGTCAGCCATCATGCGCCTCGGAGCGTTCGGGCTGAAAGTTGGGGATGTGATCAAGCATTGCGTTCCTCTCAGCGTGGGGTTTGGATCTTGCCGCGCCATACGTCGAAATCGGTGCGCAGGGCGGCAAAGCGGGCGGCGGCGTCTTGGTTTTCGTTCAGCTGTTTGCGGCTGCGAATGCCGCATTTTGTGCGGATGAATTCAGCGGCAAAGCCGGTGCTTGCCGAGGTGTTGGTCTGCCGTTCTTGCAGGTTGGCGAAACGCTGGAATTGTTCGTCATTGCACAGCATTCCGGCCTGTTGTGCGGGTGGCATATCGTCAAACCGGCGTTTGGAGGCGTGGCCGTCAAAGCGTTTTGCGGCCTTGGCCTCTTCCTTGGTTCCGTGCTGCGCGACGATGTTCGCGGCTTCGCGCAGGGTTTCATCATCGTGGCTGAGCGGATCGGCCAATGCGGCGCGGGCATACCATAACTGGCTTTCCGCGCCGTCAGCGGGCGCATTGTGCGTGTGCGCGGCCATTAGTTTGTGCTTTCGCCATTCTTCGCTGCTCGAAAGCCGAATTTGTGGCACAGCAAGTTGCGGCGGCGGGCGATCATGTGGATTTCAGCGGATCCGGCTTTGTCCAGTGGGCGGCCGTTGATCATGTCTGAAAGCTGATCGAGCTGTTGGGGCTGGATGCGCGCGGATGTGCCGTCTTCGAGCTGTTGGCGTTCTTTGGCACGCCACCACGCGTCTTGCATCAATTCCCGCGATGGTGCGGGGCCGCAGGGCGGGACAATCAGATGATTGCGAATGCTGATCGGGGTATGTGTTGCGGGGCGTCCGCTGGGGTGCGTCTGCACTTGAAACCTCCATCGTGTTGATGGAGGTGTTGTGTGCAAATTGCGCATTTATGTCAACCGCAAAATGCGCACATAAATTACTCGATCATCTGGCGCGCTAGCTCTAAGCGCCTAATGAGTTCGTCAAATCCTTCAGCATCAACCGTGGCTGCGATTTGAATTTGACTTCCGACAATCGCGAGTTTGACCGTGTTCGTTCCGTCACCCGGCAGGTTTGCCGGGGGATTTGGCTCGTCCAGCAATACTGACACATCGATTCTTGGCGATTTACCCTCCTGAAAGCCGTGGTTTTCTTGGTTAGGGTCGTGCTGGGGAAGTGATCCCAAGTTCAGCACCCTGCTTTTATCTATACCATATTCACTAAGGATTGATGCAATTTTTAGCGTCAAGTCTTGCGGCAGGTAGTCCTTCTTGTAGCGGGTCTCGTAGTGATTGTAGCTGGACGAGCTCGACATTTGCAGTGCGTCCGCCATTTGGCGGATGCTGCGCCCAGCTTCTTCGCGCAGAGCCTTTAGCTCCGTTCCGATTGATTTTTCCTGTTTCATGATCTCAATATGCGCACAGATTGCGCATTGGGTCTGTTCGCAAATTGCGCTTGATCAATATGCGCAAAAAGCGCACAACCCAATTATGAGTTATGTCGATACAATAGTTGATACCTTCGGCGGAGTGCGCCCAATGGCAACCGCTATTGGGTGTAGTCCCTCCACCGTGATGAGCTGGAAGGTTCGGGGCAGCATACCGGATCAGCACAAGCTGAATGTTCTGACGTGCGCCAAGTCGCTTGGATTTGAGTTGTCCGAAGTTCAATTTTTCCCTCATGCCGAAAGCTCGTTGGAGCAAGCCTGTGCGGGGCCGTATGAGCCGTTCGGGGCGAAATATGTCTGAGCGTGTTTCATGTTCTCAGTCTGGCGCAGGTCGGCGGGAAAAGTCTTGCACAGGTTTTCAGGTGTTTTGGGCTGGTTTCCGGTTTTTACTGGGTCGGCGTGAGAAGATTTTTACCGCAAATCGGGTTGAGGCCCAAGATTTGGCCCGCGCGCGGTTCGCGGACATGTTGCGCCACCCGTTCCCCGACGCGTCGGATCGAGAGATCGCCCGCAGCTGGGCCCCGCGATTGGGGGTCAGCGACAAGACCATCCAGAACTGGCTGGCCTGTTCGCATAGCGCCAGCATCGAAGACATTTTCATCGTCGGGGCAGCGCATGGCGTTTGGACCACGATGCAGATCCTTGTCGGGGAAAGCACCCGCGAAGAATACATGGAAAAGATGGGGCAGAAGTGATGGATTTCGCGGGCGAGTTTGCAACCTTGTTTCACAGCAGTCTGAGCTGCGCGGGTGATGAAATTGTCACGTCGCGGTTCATGTATTTCTGGGCTGTCACCTTTGCGCATGTCGGATTGGCGACGATTGTTTCGGCCTTTGTGCTGTTGCGCGATTGGTCGGTTGCCTGGCTGTGGGCCGGTTTTGCCTTGATCGTCGTCAAGGAGTTGGGGGCAGATCTGCCGAACGCGGGCTGGTCGACCTTGGTTTGGTTCGATTCCCTGTGGGACTTGGCCAGCTGGTTTGTCGGCTTCTTCGCGCTTTGGTGGGCGATGATGGCCGATCGCGCGGTGCGGTCATGACCCTGCGCGTGATTGTATCCCAGAGCGGTTTGAGCGCCACGGTTTCGGGCCAGTACCACGCGACGCAGATCGTCGGGCTGGATGATGCTGTGGCGTGGGTTCGGTTTTACGAGCGGATGGCCAAGGGCAAAACGGGCCGGTTTTATGGGGCCAAGCTGGATGCCTTTCGCCAAGCGCTGCAGGGCATGAAGGCCGCGCAGGCAGGGGGGCGGGCATGAGTGCCGATCTACAAATCCTGCACAAAACGGTTGAGCAGTTCCATCGAAGTCTTTTGGGGGGCCTTAGCGCATTCTGCGCGCAATCGTTTGAGGATTGTTTCATGCTCGCCGCGAATGCCGGGGTGTGCGCTTTCGAAGCCCAAAAGATGGCCCCATGTAATCATCTTGTTGGTCAAAACACGCGTTGCCGTCTCAAGGTCTGCACCGTAGTCGCTTGGTGCGTCGAGGGTTGCGACAACATGTATGCAGGGGGCCGAAAAATAGGCTTTTTGCACTTCGTGGTTTTGAATGTTTTGCGGGGTTTCAGCCGTCGCGCTGTTAGCCAGAATTGCGATCGAGGCAATGGTGATTTTAAGCATGTGGATACCTTGTGCAGTTCAATAGGCTGGGTCGAACTGATCCATAGTACTAACCCAAAGGCAACCCCTTTCAGATCGGCAATGCGGGCGCGCATTTGCCGTACAGGCGGCGGGGTGGGGTGCGTATCCTCCTCCCTTGCGCGAATACCTCGCCGCCAATTATCCCGTTTTTCGAATTCGCCTGATGGCGAGTGCCTGCGCCGGGCTTCGGTGCACTTCCTCCCTGTCGTTGAAACTTTGGCCGGTGTCGGGGCATCGGTATCGGCCACCTTTTCCGATGGGGGTCGGTTCTCGCCTGCGCGCCGGGTTATGCGCGCTTTACTGCCTGACCTGACCCGGCCTGCGTCTGTTCGCGCGGCTGGGTCTTTTTCTATGCGGGGTTTCATATGTTGATGTTGCGTGAGCAAAAACAGCGCTTTCAAGAGTTGTACGGAAAAGGCCAGATTGACGGCGTGATTGCGAAGGATTTGGGCGTTAGCGGTCATCAAGTGCGCGCGCACCGCACGGCACTTGGGCTGCCGTCCGTTCTGGATAAATTCCGCTGGTCTACCGAACAGGTTGAAACCCTGTCGGGATTGATTGGCGATGGGAAAACCGCAGCCGAGATTGCAAAGGCTATGGACTTGCCTGCAACACGGGTTCGCGCCAAGGCGGCGCAAAAAGGGTGGTCGATCACAGTTGATGCGGACCGAAAGCCATATTCGGCAATCGAAGATGAGGTTTTGCGCAATAGCTTGACCAGTGGCGTGACGATTGGGGAATTGTCGCAACGGTTGGGGCGGTCGCGCGGTTCAATCAGGTCACGCTTGGAAAAGCTGCGTGATGCAGCAAAGGTGCCGGACGTGGTGGCAGATTCAAAGCTGCCACCTAGCCCCAAGCCGTTGACGCCCGCGCAGGTTCGGTTGCGTGATCGGTTGGAAGCGCGGTTTGACCAAGGTTTGATTGCGGCATTGTTCGGGTTGCGGTTCAAGCGCGGTCTGTCGGGCGAGTTGTCGGAATTGGCGGAGCGTCATGGGTTGACCATTAGGCAAGTACAATTGCTTTGGCATCAAGTGAGGGCGGCATGATGGCAATTCCATCCGCGCCTATGCGGGCACAATCGCAATGCAAGCTTGGACATCTTACCTTTCGCGTCACGGCGCTGGATTGCGGTGTGGTGACCTGGGGGCTGTATCCTGATGATACTTGCGGGGCCGGAAAGGCCATCGCGACGGGCTTTGTCGAGAACGATTTGCCGCACCAGTTTGATGATGCCAAGCAAATGGTCGCTGGCGTTGTGCGCGGCGCAGAGGTGCCGAAATGAGCGCGGTTCGCCAAAGGCCGCATCCGGCGCGGTTGATGATCAGTGGACGCCAAAGCGCCAAGACTTTGCAGCACTACGTTGCAAGCTGCGCGGTGCTGGTTTTGCAAGGTGGCGGGTTGGTCGCATGCCGTGACTGTCTGGCTGTCTTAGCGGCGTCCTATGCATGCCTTGACCGGCCAAACGCAGGGACGCTGCGGATCTTGGCTGCGCCGGTGCTGCGTGTCTGCCGTGCGGCGGGCGATCAGAATGAAGATGAATTTGCGCTGGCCCGCCATGATTTGCGGCTGGCCTTGGCGGTGTATTTCGCGGGGGAGTTGGTGATATGACGGCCCAATTGAAATCGGTAAACGCTGAGCTTGAGCTATATCCAATCTCTGCCTCGGAGCGGTTGGATTCTCATTTTTTCTTGCAGTGGAATTTGAAGCGCTGGCGGGGCAGCTCGTTTCGCAAGAAAGCATATCTGGATCCCGAAGTCGGGTTCTATGGTTTTGAGCTGTTTTGCAAAGCGCAGGATGAAACTCCTATCGGCACCCTGCCATTTGATGACGCTGATTTGGCATTTATGCTGCACCTCCCGTTGGATCGCTGGAAATCGCTGCGAAAGCGCGATCTGTCGCCATTGCAAGGGTGGAGCGAGGTCCTGTGTGACAATGGCGAAATACGCTGGGCGCATCCGGTGGTCACTGAAATCGCTGTCGAGGCGTTAAAGTCAAAGCGCCGCAATGCTGCCAAGCTGGCTGATGATCGCATGCGCAAACGCCTGACCACGATTGCGGCGCGCTTGCGGGGTATTCCAGGTGCTGCCCGATACGCGGAAAGCGATGATTTACTGAACCAGATCAGCGACTGGATCGACAAAGCTTTTCCAGGAGGGAGCGCGACAGAAAAGCGCGTCAAAGAAGCGCTGAACGACCTTTCTTCAAAGCCCTGAAAACCGCGCGAAATCTTCCGGCGGAAGAAATCGGAAGTTCCGAGGAAGTTTTTGGAGGTTTTCGGAAAGTTTAAAAATCGCGCCGCTGAAAGGAAAAGAGAAGAAATGAGAAAGAAATGAGAAACCATGTGCCGCGCAAAAACCAGCGGTGGACCTGTGGATAAGTCGGGATTGGCTGAGAAAAGGATTGGGTGATGGATAGTGCAGAGCAAGCAGTGGGTGAAAAGCGGGTTCAAGCGTTGTTGATTGATCCGTTGACGCGGTTGGGTTTGTCCAAGCCGTCGACGGTGCGGGCAGGACAGTTTCAGGACATGCTGGCCGAGGTGAAATCAAAGCTGGCCTATATGAGCGATGAAAGCCTTGCTGCGTTGTCAGAGCAGGTTGCCGCCAATCCGGATGGCAAGCAGGGGGACCGGTTTCCAATCGCGGTAAAGATTTTGAAGTGGGCTGCGCAAATCCAGCCGCCTGGTGATGACGCCTCGCCCTTGGTGCGGGCGGTGTTCGCTGCGCAGCTGGGGCGCGATTCCTTGATTGGCGGCTGGGCCCCGGAACTGCTGGCAGAGGTGAAAAGGATCCGCCGTTGGCCGCTGGATTACGGGGTGACGCAGATCAAAGACCGCGCGTCGGATTCTGTGGGGCGTTTGCGAAAACTTGACGACCGGTTGCAGCGTGGCTTGACCTTGACTGACGAAGAGGACCAGTGGCGGTCGCGCCGGTTGATGGCGTTGCAAAAGTGTCGGGACATTGCGGATTTGAGTGAGCGTAAGGGGGCTGTGCAATGATGCAAGCGGCGATCAAAACAGAGGCGGGTTTTCGGTTGGGCGGTGTTGCTTCGAAGAAGCCTGTTAGCATCCGGGATCTTTTGCAGTGGGCGTTCCGGTCTGAATGCGCGCAGTTGGACTTTGACGAAATCGGCAGTGAAACCGGTGGCCGTGCCGGTGTCGGGATCGAATATGTACTGATGCAGCAGAGTATTCTTGGCTGTCGACCTGACGGTGGTGGATCGTCTGAGCCGCATCACGACGCTGACATCGTGGCCTCTGCTTTGTCCGCATTGCCGGACAGTGTTGGCGGGCGATCTATGGCGATCTCGATTGCGGATCTGGCGCGGGTGGGTCAGGTGCCTGATTGGATGCCAAACGCGCAGCCTGTGATCGTGCCTGTTGATTCATATACCAATCAGCACGGGTGCCAGGCTAAGACTGCGGACAGCGCTGGTCTGGGGTGCGATGGATGGCCAAAGCAGCCTCGGCGCAATCGCAAGGGGGTGATTGTGCATGATGCGGTAAGTTATTGTCCGGTGGTGGTTCGCCCGACGGTTTCACAGATTGCTCGGGCGCGTCGGGCTTATTTCGCTTGGTGGGGTGCGTTGTTGGAGTTGCGGGCGTCGTTGCAGCAGCAGTCGATGCTGAGCCGTTTCGAGGTGACAAATGACATGCCTGAGTTGGAGCCGTGGAAATAACGCTTGACGAAAGTTAGGATCTGTTGACATATTGCCATTGAACCGAAACGCGCCCGCAGGAAACTGTCGGGCGCTTTTGCTTTTCTGGGGGCGCGCAATGAATGATTTCGCTCTTGGCTTGACGGTGGACCATAGCGATGTGTCGCGCGGGCTGTCCGACATTGAGCGCAAGCAGTTGCCTATGGCGACGGTTTGGGGGCTCAACGATACCGCAGCGGATATGTTGGATCATGTTCAAAACCGCATGGAGGTCGTCTTTGACCGGCCAACACGGTTTACCAAAAACGCCTTTATGGTTTGGCGGGCGAACAAGAAAACCATGGAAGCGCGGGTGCAGGAGCGGCCATCGGTTGGGTCAAAGCACTTTCTGAAAGTCCAAGAGGATGGCGGCGCGCGCCCGCAAACCGGAATGGAGCGGATGCTTGGGGCCACGCTGCCCTATGAAGGCTTAGTGTCGGCATTGGTTCCCGCTGCGGGTGCAAAGCTGAATGCATATGGCAATTGGTCGCCGGCGCAACGCAAGCAGGCGCTGTCTGCAGCCAGTGGTGCAGCGCAAGCCGCAAAGTCGAGGGCTCGCTATTTTGTTCCGGACAAACGGTCGAACCTGTCGTCCGGTATCTGGAAGCGAACCGGTAAAGGGAAGCGAGAGAAGCTGACCAAGGTCGCGCATTTTCTGGACGCCGCGCCAAGCTATACCAAGCGACTTGGGTTCTTTGATGGGGCGCAAGAGGTCTTCAACGAAAAGTTTCCGGCTCGTTTCTTTGCTGCCTTCGATCGAGCGATGGCCAGCCGAAAATAACCCCACGGGTCCTTCCTAAGCTCTGATCGCACGCGGGTAATTCGCACCCCGTTTCGTGCGTGTTTGTTTTGGTTTTCAAGTGCTTGGGTTGGGGTTCTTGTTGTTGTTATATGAAAGGAATTTGAGGGATGTCTGATCTAATCACTCTTGATGGTGGAGAGGTGCTGGATCTGTCTGACTACCCTTTGCCTGAGGGTGAGGATGATATTGTTTTCAATGTCGAGTTGATGGCGAAAGCGATGGACGTGTCGACTGTCACGATCGGCAAATGGATCGACCAAGGCATGCCGGTCCAAAAGCGGGGCGGAAACGGTCAATCCTATGAGCTGAGATTTGGCCACTGCTTTGCCTGGCGACGATGGAAAGAGGGGCGGGATCATGCGGCGCGGCGCACACTAGAACATCGGGCCGAACAAAAGGCGATGCTGTTTTTAGGGGAAGAGGAAACGCCTGAGAGCGCGCGCATGTCGCCCAAGGAAATTCGCGAATGGTCCGAGGCGGAGCTGATCCGCAACAAAGCGGCGCAGCAGCGCGGCGAGCTGGTCCGCACTGCACATGTGCAAGAGATGCTGGATCACCTGCTGGTGTCGTTGCGCAATGTTATCACCAGCGCGCCGGACTTTTTGGAACAAGAGTTCAGCCTGTCACCGCTGCAAGTGGTCAAGGCCGAAAGCTATTTCGACGGGATGCTGATCGAAATGCGCAAGCAGATTTCGGATGGTGGTTTTCAGCCGGCTGCGGTTGTGCCGCTCGCGCGCGAAGCTGACGCGGGCTGACATGCTTGAGATTAGTGATCGGGCATTGGGGCAGATTTCAGATCTGCCGCCATTGCCGCCATTTGCGCGGGCGCATGAATTGCTGGCGGATGCATTGCCGCTGTTGGATGCGCCGAGCAGGATCTCTGTCACTGAATCGGCCAGGCGCAATATCCGGCTTGAAACCCGTGGGGTCTGGCAAAACTTTGATCCCGATGTGACGCCCTACATGGTTGAGCCGTCCAATACGGTTCTGTCACGGCTTTACAAAGGGGGCGCATTTGTCGGGCCCGCGCAGTCGGGAAAAACAATGGCGCTGATCACCACAGCCTTGCGGCCTGTGGTTTGCGATCCGTCGCCGGTGCTGATCATTCATATGGACCGGCCTAGCCGTGATCGATGGGTGGAAGAGTCTTTGAACCCGGTGATCCAAAACAGCCCGGAAATTGCCGATCGTCTAGGCCGTGCCCGTGAGGATAGCACATTCAGCCGCAAGCGGTTTCGGGGCATGCGCCTCAACCTTGGCTATCCAACGCCGCAATGGCTGTCATCAGCCAAATACAAATTGGTCTGCCTGACTGATTTTGACCACTTCCCGCCTGAACTCGGGGTTCGCAAGGATGCGCCAGAAGGGTCGGCGTTTACAATGGCCCTGCAGCGGATCAAATCCTACCTGTCACGCGGGTTTGTTCTGGCAGAAAGCACCCCGGCGTGGCCGGTGGTAGAGGGTGAGCAAAGCAACTATGAACCGGGCCCGCACGAGATGCCGCTGGTCAAATATGGGATTGTGCCGCTCTACAATCGCGGCACCCGTGGGCGCTGGTATTGGGAGTGTCGTGACTGTGGCGAGCTGTTCCAACCGGTTTTGGAGCAGCTACATTTCAATGCAGAGCTGTCGCCGCGTGATGCGGGCGAGAGCGCAGAAATGGAATGCCCGTTCTGCCATTGCCTGATCGGGTCGCAGCACAAGAATGAATTGAACCGTGCGGCGCTTCTTGGTCGGGGCGGTTGGTTGCATGAAACCGACAGCGGCGACGAATTGGTGCCGCTTGGCGATAGCAAAGTACGCGGCACGGAAATTGCCAGTTGGGCGTTGAACGGTGCGGCGGCAACTTTTGCCAATTGGTCGGATTTGGTTTCGCGGAAGTTGGAAGCCGAGCGCGAAATGGAAAAGCTGGGCGATGATCTTGATCTGGCGCGGTTTTATTACACCGATATCGGAGTGCCCTATAAGCGCGCCGCGAATGTGAACGAAGGGGATCTAAGCCTGAGTTTTCTACGCGACAATCTGCAGGACGCAGAAAAGGGGGTTGCCCCTGATTGGGCGCGGTTTGTTGTGATCTCGGTGGATGTGCAAGGCACTTATTTCCCTGTTCAGATTACGGCCTTTGGCGAGGAAGGTCAGGCGCAGGTTGTCGACCGGTTTGATCTAACTGTGCCACCTGCGGATGCGCCAAACATGGGGCAGGGTGAAGAGGCCCGCAAGTTGGATCCGGCGCGTTACTTTGAAGATTGGAAGGTGCTTGAGCCGTTGGCTGCTCGGGTGATTTCGGTTGCTGGCGCGGATCATGGGCTATCGCCGGTGCGGGTGGTTGTCGATTTCCAGGGTCGCCCTGGGGTCAGCGACAATGCGGAGAAGTTTTTGCGCGGGCGGCGACGGGCCCAAGAGGGAAAAGTCTGGCGCGTGTCGCGCGGGCAGGGCGGTTGGAAAACGCCGTTCCGGATCAGACATGACTTCCCCGATCGGGGTCATGGCGGAAAGCAGGCGCGCGGCATCAAGTTGCTAACGATTGCAACCGATCGGTTGAAAGACACGTTTGCGGCCAGCTTGAAAAAGGCAACCGGCGGTTCTGGTGCGTTTTTTCTGCCAAGTTGGATGCGCAAGGATGAAGATATGCTGGGCGAGTATGTCGCCGAAGAACGGCTGTCGGATGGCTGGGCCAAAAAGCCGGGCGAGATCCGCAACGAAGGCATTGATCTTTCAGTCATGGCGCGGGCCGGGGCGGAAGACAAAGGGTTGTTGAAGATCGATTGGTCATCACCGCCCAAATGGGCGCTTGGCGGCATCGGCAATGAGAACGCTGTTGTCCTGGCTGAGAACGCGAAACCGCGCCGGGCTGAGCAGGAGGCTCGCCGGGCCCCCACGCAAATCAATTATCTGAAAAGAGGGTGAGCATGTCTTACACGCAAGCGCAGGTCGATCATGCAAAGGCTATGTACGCAAAAGGCGCGCTGAGCCTCGAATTGAACGGCGAGAAAGTGACCTTTGTCAGCGGTGCAGAGTTTCGCCGCCGTATTCGCGAAATGGAAGCGGGTGTAAGCGGCACCGGCCAGGGCATGACGATCACCTTTCCCAAAACCGGGCGGGGTTTGTAAATGAGCTGGCTTGATCGGGCAATTTTGTCGCTTAGCCCCGAGCGCGGTTTGGCGCGCGTTCGTGCGCGGACCAAAGCCCAAGCGTTGATGAATTACGATGCGGCCAGCAAGGGGCGCAGAACCCATGGTTGGAAAGCGCCGGGATCGTCTGCCGATTCAGCGGCGCAAGGGAGCCGCAGTCAATTGCGCAACCTGAGCCGCGACATGGAACGCAACCGCGCGCTGGCCGTGCGTGGCCGCGATGTGGTCACGGGCAACGTGGTTGGAACCGGCATCCTGCCTTCGGTGCGGATGAAAAATGAGGCCAATGCCGACAAGGCGATGAAGGTGGTGCGCCAGCATTTGTTGACGCCGGATATCGATGCCTACGGGGTTAGCGCGCTGCCAGCTTTGCAAGCGCAGGTGATGAATGCGGTGTTCACAGATGGCGAGGTGTTGGTCCGCCGCCGGATCCGCAACCTACAGTATGAACCCGATTTTCTTTTGCCTTTTCAGGTGCAGCTTATGGAGGTTGATCACCTCGATGAAGGGATCACCAGCCACGGCAAAAACGAAGTTGTAGAGGGCATCGAATACGGGCCAACGGGCCGCGCGGTTGCCTATCACTTGTTTGATCGTCATCCCGGCGACATTGCGCGTTTTGGGCGTAGCAGCCTGAAAAGCACCCGCGTTCCAGCGGGCCAGATCCTGCACATCCGCCGGGTCGATCGACCAGGGCAGCAGCGCGGGGTGCCATGGCTTGCGCCGGTTATGATGACCTTGGGCGAATTGAGCGATTACCAGGAGGCGCAAATCCTCAAGCAGCGGATCGCCGCTTTGCTGGCGTTCTTTGTTGAGGCCAGCGACACCGGTGGAACTTATGACGGGCAAAAGATGTCAGAGTTGCAACCAGGCGCAATCGTTGGGTTGGAAGAGGGGCAGAAGATCACAGCCTCGGATCCGCCTGTTGTCGGCGGCTATCAGGAATTTATGAACCAAGGCATCCGGTCTGTCGCGATGGGTTTGGGGATCAGCTACGAGTCCTTCGGCGATCTCAAGGGGGTCAATTTCAGCTCGGGTAAAATGGGCCGGATGGAGATGGACCGGTTTGTTGATGTCTGGCAACGGCAGCTGATCATCGGCCAGTTTTGTCACGGTATCGGGCGTTGGATGAAAGAGGTTTGGCCGCTGGCGCGCGAGGTGCGTAAGCTGCCGCCGGTTCCTGAGGATTTTGAGTGGACCGCGCCAAAGCGCCCGATGATCGATCCGTCCAAGGAAATCAAAGCCGCAGTCGAAGAGATCAATGCAGGGCTGACCAGCCTGCAACGCAAGCAGCGTGAGATGGGGCAAGACCCTGACGTGATTGCCCGTGAACGCGAAGAAGACGCCGCCCGGTCACAGCCAAAACAAAAGCCGGATGCGCCGGCGTCTGATGGCCAGACCGAAACCGACCCGAAACAGGAGAGCCAAGATGGACGGGACTGATCTGATTACAAATGGCGAAATCATCCTTGAAGGGGATGTTTTGTGTAACGAATGGTGCGGCTGGATGGAGACCGGATGCTTCTCGGCGCAGATGGTGCGCGAGGCGTTGGCGCAGTTTTCGGGCGCGGCAACGGTTCGGCTGAATTCGGGTGGCGGTGACCCCTTTGAGGGGGAGGCGATCCGCGTGGCACTGGCGGGCCATCCCGGCGGTGTGACTGTTGTTGTTGGCGGTGTCGCTGCCAGCGCGGCGTCATTGTTGCTTATGGGGGCGTCCCGGATCGAGATTTCCGAAGGGTCGTTTATCATGATCCATGACCCAAGCAGTGGTTCCTTTGGCCGTGCCGGGGATCATCGGCGCGAAGGCGAAAGACTGGATCTGTTGGCCGCGACTTATGCCAGCGTCTATGCGGCGCGATCGGGTGCGAGCCCCGAAGATGTTTCGCAAATGATGGCGGATGAAACCTGGTTTGGTGGCCCTGCGGCTGTCGAGGCGGGTTTTGCCGATGCCGTATCAGGGCAATCCCAAGAGCTTTCGGCATCGCTTTCCCTGGTGGCTGCGCAGGCAATGCACAACTCGACAGGCCAAAGGCTGCAGATGTGCAGCAATCACTTTTCCCCAGAGGGCACTGCGCCTTCTTCAATCAAGACCGCTGGTGGCGGTCGACCTCAGGCCCAAATGGCCGCAACTCAGGAGCTTGAAATGCCCGCAGAAGAAAACACGGTAATTGCACCGGCCAACCCGACGTCGCCCAATGCTGGCGCGCCAGAGGTGACGCTGCAAACAACAATGGCCGCGCCAGACACCTCGGCGGCTGAGCTGCGCGGCGCAGAAGGTGAACGCGCACGTCAACGCTCGATCCGCGATATGGCGCAGCCGTTTATGGCATCTGGTCAACTGACATCGATGCAGGTTGATGCGCTGATTGATGAAGGCACACCAGCTGAACATGCGGGCAACCGGATGATGGCCGTGATGTCTGCTGCCGAACCCCCTGTGGTTCCGACATCGGGCGGCGCGCGGATCAACCGTGATGAAACCGAGACCCGCCGCGAGGGATTGGTGCAGGCCATGATGCGCAACTATGAAGGCCCGGGCGCGCAGTTTCGCGGCATGCGCCTGAGCGGTCTGGCGATGGAATTGGCGGGTGGCAGCGGGTATGACCGCAATGCGCTGGTTGCGCAGGGCATGCGGTCAACGTCGATGATGGGCGGCGCGCATGGTGTGAGCGATTTTGCCTATATCACCACCGAAGTTATGAACCGGTCTTTGATCGGCGAATATGACCGCCGTGGTGCAAATTGGAATGTTGTCACCGGCGCACCGATGTCGGCCAGCGACTTCCGCGAATTGCATGCGGTTCGCTTTGGTGGCGACTTCCAGCTCAAAAGCGTCAAGGAAGACGGCGAGTACCAAGAAGCGACGTTGAATGACGAAGCCGAAGGTTTGAAGGTCGAGCGCCGTGGCCGGACGATCCACCTGACCTTTGAGGCGGTGATCAACGACGACATGAGCGCCTTCAACCGTATCCCGCGCGAATTTGCGATGGCAGCGCGCGTCATGGAAGCGTCGATGGTTTGGAACCTGATCCGGGCCAATGCTGTATTGAAGTCGGACAAAAAGGCCCTGTTCCATGCCGATCACGGCAACTTGGCGGCCCCAGGCGGTGCGATCTCGATCGCGAGTGTTGCGGCGGGCCGCAATCGCATGTGGGCGCAAAAGGCCTTTGGCTCTGCGAAAGATGGCGAGGATTTCTTGCAGATCACACCGGATCTTTTGATTGTGCCCCCGGCGTTGGAAATGGCGGCGTTGCAATTCACAGCTGGGATCACCCCAACCAAGACATCGGACGCCAACCCCTACAAGGGCACTCTGACACCGGTGGTTGTTCCAAACTTGAGCGCGGGCGCTGCGAGTGGGTCGGATAGCTCTTGGTATCTGGGGTCTTCGGATCTTCCCCCGATTTCGGTGGCCTATCTGGAAGGCTATGAGGCCCCAACGGTGCAAACGATCTAAGGCATGAACCCGGACCGTGTGACCATGAACGCCCGCCACATCTTTGGTGCGGCGGCGTCCGACTTCCGTGGGATCGACAAGAACCCCGGCTAAATCATCCAATAGATGATGTGACAAAGGGCGGCCCATGGGTCGCCTTTTGTCGTTGTTGAAACCTGTCAGCAGGAGTTCTGACATGAAAAACTATATTCAAGCGGGTGCAAACCTGACTGTTCTGGCCGCTGCGGCGGTGGCTTCGGGTGGCGGTGTGCTGACCGGCAGTATCTTTGGTGTTGCCCAAGGGGCGGCAGAAATCGGTGACGAAATTGTGGTGTCGCGCTTTGGTGTTTTTGAATTGCCAAAGCTGGAAGCGCAGGCATGGACCGCTGGGGTCAAGGTCTATTGGGATGATGGCAACTCGCGTTGCACTACGGCGGCCAGTGGCAACACGCTGATTGGTGCGGCTGTTGAGATTGCCGCGAACCCGTCGCCCACCGGCAAGGTGTTGCTCGACGGCGCGATCCGCTGATCTGATGTCATCACTGTTTGATGGGATGGCCGGAATGCTGGGGGATGTGTTTGGTGATCGCGTTGATCTCGAACCGTCATCCGGTCCGGCCACCTTTGTCCAAGGCATTTTCCGGCGCGAACCGATTGAGGTCGATGGCGACGATGGTGCCCCGGTTTTGATTTTATCTCCGACTTTGCAAGTCACACGAGATCAAACGGTGCGCTTGGAACGCGGTTGCGAGGTGTTGCCATCGGTTGCACCTGGCGAGCGGTTTCGCGTCGTGAACGGTCAGCCAACACGCTCGCCGGCTTCAGACGCCTTTGTCATCTATGAGTTGGAGTTGGTGGAATGACGGATTGGCGAAAGGGCGCGCGCGCCGCTGTTCGGACGTCTTTGCAGGAAAGCGCGCGATTTTCCGAGTTCAAGCGCCTGAATATCTGGACCAAGTCAATCAACGCAGAAGATTTGCCATCGATCGGATGCGGTATTCCCCGCGAAACCAGTGGCCGCGATAGCCATGACAGCACTGCGCGGATGATGACTCTCGCGGTTGTTGTCAAACGTGTTGGCGGTGATCTGGAAGATTTGGCTGATGATGATGCTGCGGAGATCGAGGGTTTGGTGATGGCCGCGCTCGATGGTGAAGGCGAACTGCCGGAGCTGACGGAAACCACCTATTCCGAAGACAATGCCGGCCAAAGCTCTGTCAGCACTCTTGCGCTGATGTTCAACGTAACGACCTGGCCAGCGGATCCGCTGGACTGATTAACCGAGCTGCATCGCGGCTCATCCTTTCAAAAAATGGAGACTTGCCATGTCAAGTAGTGGAGCAATCCGCGGCTACGGCTCGACGGTGGAAATTGGTGTTGGAGCAACGCCAACCTGGACCGAGATCGTGGGTGTCGAATCCTTTGATTTTCCGGATCAAACGCCGCCGGATGAAGACGCAACCCATCTGGGAAGCCCAAATGACACCGAAGAGACGATTCCGGGCATGAAGCCGGTCGCGGCCTGGGGTGTCGATGCGCATTATGTTCCAGGCGGTCCTGTTGATTTGCTGTTGATCGGTTTGGCCGACACGAATGAGATTGTGCAATTGCGTCTGACGCCAGCCGGATCAGGGGCGACGGCATCTGTATTTGGCGGCTATGTCAAATCCTGGTTGCCCAAAGGCATCAACCCGAAATCGAAAATGCTGGCAGCATTGTCCATGTCCATCATGGCCAAGATCACAGAGTAAGGCGGCAAAGCATGGCACAGAAAACAAAGGCAATGTTCGCCGAAGTGACCGCTAAAGTTGATGGCGAAGACATGACGCTGCGGATCGATTTCAACGCGCTGGCGGAGTTTGAAGAGAAAACCGGCCAGAAAGCCCTGGAAGCGATTGACGAGATTGAAAGCGGCGCAATCAGCATGGTCACGCTGCGCCATTTCGTTTGGGCTGGACTGCAATATCATCACCCCGGGTGCACGGTGGCCAAGGCTGGTGACTTTCTGTCTGCGGATCCCGATGCCTTGGGTCGGGCCTTTGAAACGGCGCTACCAAAGGGCGAAGAAGATGCCCCGAACGGCAGTGAGCCGGAGGGTGACGCGGGAAACGCAGAGCGGGCGGCAGGCTAGGCGTCCTGTCGCTCTTTGAACACTGGCTGGAGGCGGGGCAATGCCCTGAACGGTTCTGGGGGCTCACGCCTCGCCTCTATGTTCTGGAAATGAAAGCCGCCACAAATCGCCGGCGCTACGCTTTGGCAGATCAAGCTGAGGCAATGTTCGTGGCGCTGCGCCGCGATGGTGCGGATGTTCAAAACTATTGTGACCAATTGCGCGGCATCGATCGCAGCTTGCCGCCCGAAGCGTTGCAAGGCGCGCTGATCGCTGCGGCCAGCGATTTGCCCAAAATGAGCTGGGCAGACTTCCAAAAAGAAAAGGGTGCAACATGAGCGGCAATGCAGGCCGATTGACGGCAATTCTCGGATTGGATTCGCGCGGGTTCCGAAAAGGCATCAAAGAAGGCGAAAGCCGGGTTGCCCGATTTGGCAAGAAAATCGCCAAGATCGGGGCGGGCCTGTCTGTGATGTCGGCGGGCGTTGCCGTGGCAATCAAGGGGCAGTTGAATGCGGCGGATGAGTTGTCAAAATCTGCGCAGCGTCTTGGTGTGCCGATCGAAGAATTGTCAGCCTTGCGCCATGCTGCGGATATGTCCGGCGTCGGGGTTTCTGATCTGGACAACAGCCTGCGCCGCCTATCGCGCAACATGGATGATGCGGCCCAAGGCGGCAAGAAAACCTCGGCTTTGTTTGCCCGTATGGGCATCGATATCAAGACCGCCAAGGGGGAGTTGCGTCCTACCTCGGAAGTGATGGCAGAAGTTGCGGGCGTATTGTCAAACATGCCCGATGGGGCCGAGAAAACGGCGCTGGCCTTTGAGGTGTTTGGCCGGGCGGGCACGGCCCTGATCCCGATGTTGAACGGCGGCAAGCAAGGTCTGGAAGGGATGTTGCAAGAGGCCCGGGATCTTGGGCTGGTTATCGATGAAAAAACCGGCAAGGCGGCGGAAAACTTCAATGACAACCTGTCGCGTCTCAGCAAAACCCTGAAAGGTCTGGTGATCCAGGCGATGGCGGCTCTTGCGCCTGTGCTTGAGGACATCAGCGGGCGTGTGGTCGACCTAAGCACCTGGTTTCGGGATCTGTCGCCAACCATGAAAAAGATCATTTCGGGGGCGGTTTCTCTTGCGGCGGTGGCTGGTCCTGTGGCTGTCGGTTTGGGGGCGATATTATTGGCAGTTGCGCCCTTAGGGACTGCGATTGCCGCCCTTGTTTCGCCGATTGGGCTGGTTGTCTTTGCTTTTGGCGCGATCGCGGCGGGGGCTGCATATGTTGCAACCAACTGGTCGGATCTGGTGGATCGGTTCCCGCTGCTTGGCGTTGCGGCCAAGGCGGTTTCCAGCGTGGCGGCTACCGCTTGGGAGGGTCTCAAAGCAGGGGTCAGCACGGCGATTGCGATTTCTGGGGACGCGGTGTCAGGGTTCAAATCCCTCATGGAAGGCGACTTCAAGGGCGCGTTGCAAAGCGTCAAAAACATCGGCAGCGAGTTGGCGGATTTTTTCACCAAAACCTTTCCCGGAGTGACCGAAATTATGGGCACCCTGATCGCCAAAACCGAGGATGTCGGGGTCAAGCTTGTGGCCAAGATCAAGTCCAGCGTTGTTGCAGGCTTTGCGACGGCATCCGAGTGGGTCAGCGGACTGGCGAGCAGTATCGAAAGCGGCATCTATGGCGCTGCAACCTACTTTGTGCGTGGCGGCAAATTTGTCGTGGGTGCGATCAAGAGCGGTATTTCGGCCTTTCTCGGGGATGCGGTACAGGCGGTTAAAGATCTCGGACCCATGATTGTGCAGGCGATCGGTGAAATGGCGGCATCGGTTCTTGAGGCAGGCAGGCAGCTTGGCGCTGATCTTTTGAACGGGATCAAGGCGGGCATCGATGCGAAGGTTGAAGCTGTCAAAGCATCTATTAGCGGAGCGATCGATCAACTTTTTGGTGCGGCTAAAGTAAAGGCGGAAGTTAAATCGCCATCCCGGCGCTTTATGCGGTTTGGCAAATTCCTGATGGAAGGTATGGCAATCGGGATTTCGAAAAATGCGGTTCTGGCTGAAGAAGCTGCAAAGCAGGCTGCGGAGGGGGTGTCATCGAGCTTTGAAAAGGCTTCGGCCTCCCCGGCTTTGCAGAAAGTCAAAGACGCCTTCGGGCAGGTGTCAGATGCCATTTCCGGGGCGATTGTCCAAGGGCAGGACATGGGCAAAGCCCTGGCCAGTGTCTTTCAGCAAATTGCCAGTGATCTGATTTCGAGCGGTATTAAATCGCTGTTGATGGAGACCTTTGGTTTCGGCGCAACAAAGAGCGGCGGCGGCTTTGTCAGCGGTTTGGTCAATGCCTTCGCTGGCAGCATCGCTTCTTTTGATGGCGGGGGGTTCACCGGTAAGGGAAGCCGCACCGGTGGTCTGGACGGCAAGGGGGGGCGCATGGCTTTGGTGCACCCCAACGAGACCGTCTTTGATCACACAAAAGGGCAAATGCTGCCCGGGACCGCGCAGTCGTTCACCTTTGCACCGGTGATCGATGCGAGGGGCGCTGATGCGGCGGCGGTTGAGCGTATCGATAGCAATTTACGGGCCCTGTCTGCGGGTTTTGAGGGGCGTGTCAGAAACGCAATTCACCAAGGCCGCATGCGCAACGATTCCGTTTTTAAGGGGGCCTAAATGGATTTGATTTTTCCGCGTGACATGATCAACGGCCATAAGTGGAAGGACGTGACGTTCAATTTGGTAGAGCGCCAGGAGGTGTCGCGTCAGGCAAGCGGTAGAACCCAAAGCCGCGACCTCGGACCGGCAATTTGGGTCGCGCAATTCAAAACGATTTCCATGCGGTTGTTTGAGGCCCGATCTGTGATGGCCAGCATGAGGACGCTATGCGGGTCGAACCGCAGCTTCTTCGCATTTGATCCCGCTGCCCGTTTTCCCATGGGGTTAACAAGTGCCGCGACCTTGAACGGTGCCGCGCCGCAGGTGCATGGGATTGGGACAGAGAATTCTACCATTCGGATCAGTGGATTGCCTGAAGGGACGCCGGCTTCCCCTGGCGATTATATCTCGATCGTTATCGCGGGCGGCGGCAGGGATTTTCACCAGATCGCCAGTGCAGGTGTCGCGGGTGCGGATGGTATCACGCCAGAGTTGGCTGTGGTTCCGCATCTCAGACCGCAGGTGCTGACAGGGCAAGCCGTGGCCTTGGTCGATCCATGTATTGAAGCGGTGCTTGTTCCGGGCAGTCTGGATGACCCGTTGACCAGCAAGCAGCGCCGCGCGGTTACGTTTTCAGCAGTTCAGGTGCTTCGATGAAACAGTATTCACCAGAATTGCAGGCCGCACTGGCGGCGGATGCGCTTGTCGCGCGTGATTTCCTTTGGGTCGAGCCATTGAGCCGCGACACCGGGCAGCGTCTGGGTTGGGGGGCATGGTCCGGTGCCGGATCTGTGCTGGCCGAGGTGGCGAGCCCGATTGAAGGGAATGTGTTTCGGACTTTCACCGGTGCGGGCGATCTGGTGTCCATGACGGATTTCCAGATGGTTGCAGGCTTGGAAGTGCAGACGATCAACGTCACGCTCGCGGGAATTGGAGAACAGTCCGAAACGCTGGTGCGCGGGTATGATGCAAAGCTTGCGCCGGTTGAGATTTATCGGGGGTATTTTTCGCCCGAAAGCCAGCGGATCATCGGCGCAGCGCAGCCGCTGTTTTTGGGCTTTGTCGACAAGGTGGATATCATCACCCCCGAAGAAGGCGGGGAAAGTGTCATTGCGCTGACCTGTGCAAACCATGTGCAGGAATTGATGCGGCAAGGCACATCAACGCGGTCTGACGCTGATCAAAAACTGCGCAACCCCAATGATGATTTTTACAATCACAGCGCCTCTGTCGGGACGTGGCAAGTGATCTGGAAATCCTCTTGATCCGCCTTGCCGTGCTGAGTGAAATTCCCGATCTTTGGCAGTTGGTGCAGGCCTATTCTGACGAAATAGACCCTGCCGGTCAAAAACCGCAGGAGCGGGCGACCAAGCGCACATTGATGGCCTTGATTGCACATCCAACGAGTGTGGTTCTGGTGCGTGATCAAAACGGCAGTGTGCAAGGACTGTTGGCCGGATCGATAGGCTCGAGCCCTTGGGCGGATACGCGCATTGCAGACTATTTGATTTTCTATCTTTCCCCCGCTTGTCGGGGAGGCCGTGCGGCACTGTCCATGCTGCACGCCTATGAGCAATGGGCTGCCTCCATGGGCGCAGAGGTGGTCGGGGTCTCCGACACTGGCAGCCAGCTGGGGCGGTTGCTGAAACGGCAGGGGTATCAGCCTGCCGAACAAAAATTCTTGAGGTGTCTGTAAATGGCTGTTTTTTCTGCGGCAGTTGCCGTTGTCGGCGCTGTTGCGACTTGGGTTGGCGGCCTGGGTGTCGTTGGGCAACTTGCTGTTCGGTTGGCCATCGGGCTCGCGTTGAATGCGCTTGGTGCAGCGATGCAAGGCAAGCAAAAAGGCCCCAAACCGCCTGGCATCAAAGGGCAGATCGAGCAAGGCGCGGACTTGCCGAGATCCTTTATCCTTGGCCGTTGTGCAACAGCGGGTTCGCTGGTGTATCACAACACAACATCGAACAAGAAAATCTACTCGCGGGTTACGGCTTTGTCGGATTTGCCGATCGAGGGAATTGAAGAAGTTTGGGTAGACGGGAAGCGCTGCGAGATTGATTTTGAAAATCCCAGCGCGTCTGGACGAGGCTGGCCGCTAAAGAGCTTTAACACATACATTAAGAAAACACTTGTCGGCTTTGGCCCGCTTGGAAGTGAAGGCAACACAAGCATCACTGACGTGGTGCGTGTCGAAGAGGTGACTGAGGAATTCACGCTCGGATGGGTGAAGTTCTATGACGGCAATCAAACTGCTGCGGACCAGTATTTGATTGATCACCTTTCGACTGTCGAGCGGCCCTGGACAGATCGGCACATCGGAACCGGCGTTGCTTATGCCGTCACTCATTTCAAACACAACACAAAGCATTTCACGTCGTTTCCGCAGATTGTCTTTGTTCTCAAGGGCATTCATTTGCAAGAACCGGGGGCAGGCACCGCATACAGCGACCAGCCCGGCGCAATGGCGCATACTTTGTTGCAGGGGTTGTCACATTCCGGAGTTGCGCTGTACGGCCCGCAAACGCCCGCACCTATGGACGCGCAAGAGTGGGCGGCAGAGATCGCGCGCGAGCGCGCCGATGTTCCAGGTGCGGCGGCAATGGACGATGCGGAACGCCTCGAAGTGTTCGGTTCAACCGCCATTCCTGCGCGCTATCGCGCCGGGTATGAGGTCAGTGTTGATGAACCGATTGCGGATGTCTTTGAAGCAATCACAGCAGCGTCCAATGGTCAGGTGTCATTTGTCGGTGCGCGCTACCGTTACCGCATTGGCGATCCCTCCGAGCCGGCCATGTCGATCACAGACGGGGATTTGTTGTCGCTGACTTCGCAGCGGTTTGGCGTGTTCCCTGCCTTGACGGAAACCGTCAACGCGATCACCGCGACCTATCCGGATCCAGACCAGGTGTGGCAAAACCAATCCGCCCCGATCTTGACCAACCCGGACTATGAGATTCAGGACGGGAACCGCCAATTGCCGGCAAATGCGGATTTAACTGCTGTGCCATATCCGGAGCAAGTTCAGCGGTTGATGAGGGCGGCGCTTTCAGAAGCCCGTCAAGCCCGTGTGCACAAACTGCCGTTGCCCCCGATGTATAGCGTTTTAGAGGTTGATGATCACATCGAATGGACATCGGACCGCAACGGCTATTCGGATAAGGTGTTTCGGGTTGATGCGATTGCCCAAATGGCCAACGGCGATGTGATTGCCGATGTCGCCGAAACGGATCCGGATAGCTACAACTGGCAGCCAACGGATGATTACCGCCCTATGATGTCCGCGCCGGTCGGATTGGCAGAGGTTGATCAGGCAGAGGTCGAAGGATTTACAGCGAGCGCGGTCAATAGTGTTGACGGCGCTGAAACCGTCCGCAGGCCAGCGATTGGATTGACTTGGATGCCGCCCGAAAACTCCGCCATTTACGGGGTGATGTGGCAGGTTGTGGAAGCTGTCACGCAAACATTGGTCCATTCAGCCATGCTGCCCGATGCTGAGCTGGGCGGTCATGTCATCAGCGAAGGACTGCTTCCGGATCAAAGCTATCTGGTTCGGCTCCGGTTTGTCTCCGATGTGTTGGGGACGCCATGGTCTGATTGGGATCAGGTCGCCACCGGCGATGTCCGGCTAACCGAGGCAGATTTTGCGGATGAAACCGCTGCCCGAATTGCCGAGGCACATGATCGCCATGATGCGGCGCTTGATCAAGCCGAAGGCACGATTGCGGATCTTAGGGATGCGGTGATTGCATCGCTTGGCCCATTGAACCGAATTGAGCCCTTGGCGAATGAAATCCCCCGATTGGATGCGGGCCTTGAGGAATCTTATCAGCGTTTAATGGATGTGCAGTGGGCGCAGTTCAAAACGGATCGGACCTTGGCGGGCGCAGGAATTGTCATAGATGCGGATACCGGTCTTGTGCAGATCGCGGCGTTTACCGAAGCGTCGGAGCGGATCGCGCGGGCTGAAATCAACATATCGGGCGTTGAGGCTGAGATAAGCCAAAAAGTGACCTTCGCGGAAATGAATGCGGCGATTTCCGGGGTGGTGCTTGATCCGACGCGAATTCCGGTCATTGGCGATTTGTCGTTGCAGATCACCAGCCTTGAAACGTCTTTGAACGCGCAAGACGGGGCGATAACAACGCTTGCCGACACGTTGACCGTGGATGGCGGGTTGGTGACGATGGTGACGGTTACGGAGGCGCTTGATAGCTTAAACGGCGTTTTGGTCGATAAGGTGGCGCAAGCTGAATTCAACGCCGCCGAATTGCGTGTCACAGCGGCAGAACAATCCCTTGAAGCGCTGGGGGATGTTGCCGCGATCAGGGACACGGTTGAGGTTACCCGGGCGCGGGGTCTCAGTGTTGATGAAGGCGTTTTGCGCGATATTGGCGACCTGTGGGGCCGTTGGCAGGGTGACGTTGTAGCCAGGGAGGCAACGGCACAAGGCCAGCGCGAGTTGCATGCAAAGGTAAATGAAAACTTTGAGGCTCAGGCGGCGGAGCGGTTGGCGCTTGCGGTTGAAGTTGATGCGGCTAACGCAGCACTTGTGGCGGAAAGCAAGACGCGGGCGGCAGAGGATGAAGCGCTCGCGGAGCAGATCACGCAAATGGAAGCAGGCCTGACAAGCGCGGGCGATGATATTTCCGGCAACGCGGCGGCGCTATCGGGGTTGTCCACGCGCGTCTCAGATGTCGAGGGTGATGTATCAAGCCAGGCGTCGGATATTACGCAGCTTGAATCGGATTTAACCGATACGCAGGAAGACGTTTCCGGCACTGCGCAGGCGTTGTCCAGTTTGACGACCAGAGTTCAGGAAACCGAAGAGGGCGTTACGTCCGTATCAAACGCCAGCCAGCAACTTCGCTCGGATGTTGATGGAACCGCTTCAACCGTCAATTCGCACGCAACGACCATTGCCACGCTAAGCGGCAACGCATCCGCGACCTACACAATGCGGCTTGCTGCGGGTGGCGCATCGGCAGGATTGGAGATGGTCGCGGCTGATAATCCTGTGAGCGGGCCGACATCGAGCCTGCGCTTTTCTGCGGATAATATTTTGCTGGATGGGTCTGTCTTGGCGAAACATATCGCGGCGGGTTCAATCACCGCCGGGCACATTGAAGCAGGCGGAATTACGGCAGAAAAAATCAATACGACCGATTTGGTTGTGACCGGCGAAATGCTGGTTGAGGGCGCGGTTAGCTCTATAGCAAACACGGCACCGTTGGCTGGCACGCTTGCAGCCGGGGCTTATGCGAATGGAACGTCGGTCTATGTCGAGAAGCCCGAAGGCTATTATATCCGCATGACGATCACCGCCACATTGACCAATAACGGCGGATCATTCGGCGCGGATAGCTACATAGGCTTTACACCGCAGGTCCGCGCAGCGGGCACACCTACATGGGATTTTATGCAGGAAAACCTGCGTCTGACCAATTTCCAGGGCACAGAAATGTGGAACAGCGGCAGCTATATCGCGATCTTTGATCCGTCCACGCATGGCGGCTGGAATATCCGATTATTCGCAGCCAGCAACAGCGCGTCCAATAGCGCTTCATACGAAGGCGCGACTATCCAAATCGAAGTAATTCGCAAGTGATGGTTTGCGGCGAAATTGCAAAGAGGGCAAATCATGGCATGGTATAAAACGGGCAGCGTGAGCGTGTCCAATGGGTCAGCGACGGTGACAGGCACTGGCACCGCATTTGTGCAAAACGTCAAGGTGGGGCAGGAGTTCCGGCTTGAGGGCGGTTCTGTCGGCTATGAAATTACCGGCGTTGTCGGTGACACGGCGTTGACAATTTCACCGGCATATCTTGGTTCTTCTCAATCAGGTCAGAGTTACGCTGTTGCGCCGCTGGTCGGGTTCTATCAGCGGGCCTATGACGCGCTGGAAGGCGCGATTTCGCAATGGTCAAGCATGCTCGATGGGCCGCTTGCTGGCAGGTTCGGCAACGGCAGTGCGGGGCAGCCGGCTGTTTCGTTTGAGGGTGAAACCACGCTGGGGTGGTTCCGCAAGGCGGCGGGGCAGTTGGGCGCGGCGGTTGGCGGTGTGCAGCGCGTGTTGTTGTCATCCGCGGCGCTCAAAATTGACGTGCCAATCACCGGCAGCGCTGTCCAATCCAACGCTACGGACACAACGGCGGGCTGCGTTCTGACAACCGGCGCGTTTGGCCTTGGGGCGGATGCGGGGATATTGATCGGCAATCTTGATACCTTGTATACGTCCGGATTTTACTACGGTTTTAGCGCAAGCCATGCATCGGCAACGCCGGGTGACAATCCTTTTCCTGAGTACGGCGGGGCGTTTGCATTGATTTGCACAAACTCGCCCCTTGGCACTGTTGACGGCTACGTCACGCAAACGGCGTATAATTTCGGGACGAATGCCAAGGTTAAAGTCCGCACAATTTCAACTGCGGCAACGGGCTGGTCTGAGTGGCGCGAATTGTACAATGCTGAAACGGTTCTAGGGACGGTTTCACAAGATGGCGGCGTCCCTACAGGCGCGGTGATTGAACGTGGGTCGAATGCCAATGGGGAATATGTGCGCTTTGCGGATGGAACGCAGATTTGCACGATTGCAGGGCTGGATTTCGGTTCAATTAAGACAAATGGATCTGGAACTTATGCCTACCCGTACACATCCGATTTGGTCAGTGTCACGTGGCCAGCGGCATTTGTTGGCGTTCCGGCTGCGAGTGTAAATTTCACGCCGGATTCCGTTGTCGGGATTGCTGGGCGGTCAATAACAGCCAGCCCATATCAAGCCCCTACGGCGACGGGGTGGGGGTCATTGCGGGCATCAAAGACCAATGGCGACACTACGGATTTTGACGTGACCGGCAGCGTTATCGCGACCGGACGTTGGTTCTAAGGAGAAAGATATGAAAATCAGCTTTTCGCCAGTTCGCAGCGATACCAGGCAAGAGATTGTCCGCAGCGGTGACAGCTTGTTGATTGATGGTTTGGCGCTGGATTTCGGGCCTGTGTCGAATGGTGATGTCTTGCCAGGGGATGCAATCCCGACCGACCAAATCATCGGGGATGCAACTCGAATTGACGGCGCGTTGCATTTGACGCTTGCGCTGCCGCATGGGGCCAATGCGCCAAGTGAGACGCTGTTTCCGGTGACGATTTCGATGGATAGCGACGGGCCTATCCCCATGCCGCCATTCAATGTTGAGGACACGACAAATGCAGGCAATTGATTATTCGCAGATCATCACCGGAGAGGCGCAATCTGCGGCGGACATGGTTGCACGAGCCGGGGCGATCAAGGGCAAATGCCGCGCCAATATTCTAGCGGTGTTGGATGAATATACGCTTTCAAATATCCAGGGCGCTGCGATCGCGGGCGAATTGGATGCGGGTGATATGGACATATTTCGCGCAGGTCGCGCATGGGTGGCAGCGATGTTGGATGAATGCCGCGCAGCGATTTCAAGCGGCGACGATCCCGCTTGGCCCGACCTTCCGGCAGGGGTCGCGGATCTTGCAGAGAAATATTAACGGGCAGCCGCTCATGCAAAACGGAATGCAGAGCGTGGATACAGTTACGGCAAAAGGCGGGACGCTGAGCCAAGCAGGAGGCGTGTGAAGATGGATGACAAGGTTGGTGGAGTGATCTCTTCCACAACATGGAGCGGAGCGGCAATGGCCATCACGGGCACTTTGACGCTCACCGACTGGATGGCGGTGGTTGGCTGTTTTTGCGCAGTGGGTGGCTATATATCGAACGTTTTGCACAAGCGCGAAATGCGCCGTCTGGCCCGTCTTGAGATCGAATTGAAATACGGCACAAAGGACTAGCACCATGCAAAAACGTGTTTTGGCTGGAGCGGCCGCTGCCATCGCAGCGGCCGTTTCTTTTATTGCACCCTGGGAAGGGCTGCGCACCGATGCTTATCGCGACATCGTGGGGGTCTGGACGGTCTGCTATGGCGAAACCAATGGGGTAGTGCCTGATGACCGCCACAGTAAAGATCAGTGTGATCAGATGTTAGCTGTGCAGGTGAAAGCCTATGCCGATCGGCTCAATAGGTGCATCGACGACGGCATCGAGGCGCGCATGCCTCAAAGCATGAAAGTCGCGCTCTACAGTTGGGCCTACAATGTCGGCATCAGTGCAGCCTGCGGATCTACCTTGGTACGCAAAGCCAATGCAGGAGATTTGACCGGAGCGTGCAAAGAGTTGCCACGCTGGAACCGGGCGGGGGGCAGGGTTGTTCCTGGTCTCTCGAACCGCCGTGCCGAGGAATACCGGCTTTGCATGACGGGGCTGCGGTGACGTTCCGATCGCTTGTCTTTGCGCTGCTGCTGGCTGTGTTGGTCGCCGCGTATTGGCTTGGATCAAACCAGGCCCAAACCAAAGCGGAATTGGGCGCGGCGACTTCCGAGCTGGAGGGCGCTCGATCCTACATCGAAACACGAAAGGAAACGGACGATGCGGCGACTGATTTGCCTGATGATCCTGACGCTGTTCGCGCCGGGCTGCGCGACCTTTCTCGGTGAGCATCCGCGCAGCGAAGGCAAGGCTGCCGCCATTTTGGACGCGGCGCAAGCGCCTGCCAAAGCCCATGCCGCCGCTCTTGCGGATGGCTCAATCGAAGATGCCCGCGCGACGGGTTTCGTTCTGATCTCAATCTTGTCGTGCAATTGGCGCGACTGCTCTTCAGGAGGGCAAAAATAATGGCTTTCAAGGGACTCATTTCCGCATTGGCCGGTGTGCCAACGTTGTTGGCCGGGCCGGTCAGTGGTCAGGTCTACTTCCAAAATCAAAGCGGGTATTCAATTCTTGTAACTGCGACGGCCGCGCCGGAAACGCCGTCCATTTCGGAGTGTTCCAGCGGCTGGAGATATGCGCCTGGGAGCGTCGAAAGCCTGGACATCAATACCTTGATGCCCGGGGTTCCAGAAGCGCAATACCTTTGGGCCTTGAGTGACCTTGGGGCCAAAATTTCTGTCCAGCATGGAGATATTGAAAATGGGTAA